GACAGTTTACGCTGCAGGGAATTCATGAACGGCAGTAAAGCTGTAAGAGGAACGCAGTACATGAATCTAAAAGCAGACTGTTACTTTAGATTAGGCGAGCTGATAGATAAGAATGAGATAACCTTTCCAATTAAATGGCAAGAGGACATCTGCAAAGAGCTTGAGCTTATTCGCAGAGTAGATCCTGATAAGGAAGGTAAGCTAAGAGTAACATCAAAAGATACTATTAGCCAGCGCACCGGTGGAATCTCTCCCGATATAGCAGATGCTATAATGATGCGAGCTTACTTTGAGCTCAATAGGAACTATACTAAGTATGCATTTATCTAAGTTAAAGTGTTATTTAGCACACTTTATCGTACTTAAAAGTGTGTTATAAGGGATATTGCATACTATAATATGGATTAGATGCTATTAATAACATCTTTGTCGCAAGTATAGTAGACTTTTGCGACAATATATTCCGCCAAAACTCATAAGAAAATTAAGTAATGGCGGATTACAGTAGAAAATAATCTACAGAATGAGGCTTATTGTGGAAAATAATCTACACTAATTCGGAAAATACCCGAATTAACTGCATGAATTTTTCTAAAAATTATACCCGATAACGTATAATATCTGCTAATATCTGAAAATTATACGCATAAGGGTATAAAACAAAATAGCCCTACACGTTTGTAGAGCTATCCTGTAATCAAATAATCAATATAAGCCTAAACCAAAAGGCTAAAATGGATAGTCAAATATATCACACTTAATACTATGTGCATAAGTATGTGAATAAGATGTTGAAACGAGATAAGTTAATAGTCTAATTTTGAGCACATGAAGAACGAAGAGGCCCTAATCCAAGAGGCTGTTATTAACTACATGAACGCTCAATATCCTTGGCTGCTTTATTGTGCATCTGCAGGAGGGGTAAGAACTTCTATGAAACAGGCTGTGAAGATGAAGAAAACAGGATATGTAAAAGGCTTCCCTGATATCTTTATCTATAATGCTAAGGGCCCATTCTTTGGATTAGCAATAGAGATGAAAACAGCTAAGGGTGTAATGAGTCAATCTCAGAAAGACTGGCAAGCAAAGTTAATTAACAATGGCTACCAAGCAGTTACATGCAAGAGCTTTGATGAGGCTAAATTAATTATTGATGAGTACCTACACCTCTGAAATTAACCGATGCTATGCCGAGTGGCGCAGAGTAGCAGCAACTGTTACAAGGTTAGATTTAGCTGATGAGCTTTTACACGATACGCTGCTCAAGATATTAGAAAGTGATAAAGATAAATTGCAGGATATTCATAACCGAGGCAAGCTTAATAACTATGTGAGCAACGCTATTAGACTATCTGCACGCTGTAGCAATAGCTCATTTAACTATACTCGTTTAAGATTCGAGAAGATACGCAACGATCTGAAAGATGATATCATAGATGATGTGAACAAGAGCGTAGGCATGCGCTTAGAGAATGAGCAGCTGGATATCTTTATTAGTCGCTTGCCATACTTTGAGCGTGAGCTATTCTTTCTCTATGCCTTAGATGATTTCAGCTACCAAGAGTTAGCTAAAGAGACTGGCATACCTTTGAACTATCTTTACCGGACAATTAAGAAAGCTAAAGTAACACTTAGAAATTCGTTACAAATATGACTAAAGAAAACTACGCTGCGAGGATTGAGATCTGCAATAACTGCGAAGTATTTAACACTCGCTATAAGACGTGTGGGCCTCCTACCAATGCTATTAATCCATTCGCTAAACCTACTGAGCTTAATGGCCATCTATTCAAGCCCTGCGGATGCCCTATAGATCACTTAGCAATGTATGCGGTTAAGGATTGCCCAGCTAAGAAATGGCCTATCTTAGATGATAGATTAGTAATTGAGAACATGCTGGCCTTTATTGAATCTTTGAAAAGAAAGAATCAGGTAACGAGCCAAGATATGAAAGTGATTGGTGAGATGCGAAAGAAGTACACTAACTTAGATTACCCTGGCACAAGCTGCGGTCCATGCGCTAAAAAGTATGTAGATGATGTAGAGAAGCAGTTAGAAGAGGAGCTAAATAAATTAGAACAAGCTCAAGCACTGCTCACTCTTGAGCAAATACCTATACAAATAAAGAAACGAAGAGCTAAAAGAAAAAAACTATAAACAAATAAATAAACATCATGGAAAAATTCACAAAAATTAGAAATGTACTTAACTTCATTCTTCTTTTAATTGGAGCTCTATTAATAGCTTTAAAATACTATGAAGTGATAAACATATCCTGGAAAAGTGCTTTAACCATTATTGGATTAGATGTAATTCTTGGAACGGTATATTGTGCTTATAAACAAATGACTGAAATATGACACTATTAATTATCTACTTAGTAGGCTTCCTACTGCACACTGGCATACTCTGCCTAAACATTTACAAACATCAGAGAGACCTTACTACTTACCATTGGTATGCTTATGTGGGTGTTATCTTTACAGGCTTTGTATGGCTACCATTTTGGATATACATTACTGTGCTACGTTTTCAACAGCCAAAATAGTTTTGCACAAATTAACTAAGTGACATTTTTATTTATAGATTTGTCATAGGGTGGTATTACTGTAGATTTGATTTAAGGTTTTATACGCCCTTTGGATGTTCTCACCCTGCATCCTTAGGGCTATATTTTTTACAGAGGGAAGCGATTAACAGCAGTGTAAAGAATGAATTGAGCTACTGCGGGATAGTAACACAGCTCAGGGGTATGGCTAAGGTATAAGCCCCAGGTTACTTAGGGATGGCAATATCTCTAAAAGGTAGATACCAGGTTAGTGCACATTGCTGATGACACTAATTCATAATGGCGAAGCACTCAAGCGACAAGCATGAGAACAGTCATTTAGATGAGAGCCCAACACAGTTAGCAATAGCTGTGAAGGGATACTTCTATCTCTCATTTAGCTCAGCATCTAAGCTCTAAGCATTGAGTTAATAGCTAAAAGTTAATTAGCTAATAGCTTAAGTTAAGTAATTAGCAATATGCTTAATTAACATTAAACTAAAACTAAATGAATGATAATAAGTATAACTTTTTGAGGGCTCAAGTGAAAATGTTTAATCCTACATTTACTGATAAAGAAATTGATAAGGAGTGCGAGAAGATTCTAAATTCTGGAGAGGGTGGAGAGGATGAGAGCTGCCTTTATTGTGGATCGTAACTGTTAAATATCAATAATCAATTAGACAAATAACCGAATTATGCAATGTAATATAACATTTGACTTAGACTCACCTGAAGATGCAGCTCACCATCTTAGATGCACTAAAGCATTAGATTTAGCACTGTGCTTAAATGAGTTCAACACTCAGCTACTATCTCAGCTTAAGTATGATGAGCTATCAGGTAAAGAAAAGATATTACTATCTAGGGTTAATGAGTTACTGCAAGAGACTATGGAAGAGTATGGCATTAACTTAACTGAGCTTTGTAGATGATATTAATACCAGCACAGCTTGAATCAGTAGGCACAAGAAAAGATAAGACTCTTAAGCTTACCTTTGGTACTAATGAGCTCACACCATCACAAGCAGCTGAACTGTTCGGCACAGCCAATCAGTTTGGTTACTTAGCTTTTAAAGATGAGAGCTTCAGACGTGAGGAGCTGGATGCAGTAGAAAGCTTGAAATCAGAGTTAGAAGATACACTTAAGAAACCATCACAGAGATTAAGGAACACAATGTTTAGAGTTTATGAGGTTGATTCAGAGGGATTTACTACCTTTGCTAAATACTATGACTCTAAGATGGAGCAGTTAATAACACACTTTAAGAATAAGTTAGCATGAGTGCCAAAGTCGGAAGTAAAACAGAGCCAAACTCGGAAGAGCCTGTGCGAAAGTTAACAATCAAAAAAGAAGCTATGATACAGGCGCTTACATCTTCGTTAGGTAACGTAACTGAGGCATGTGAGAAGATGGGGTTAAGCAGAACTATACACTATGAATGGCTTAAAGATGATCCTGAATATAAAGCGGCAGTAGACTCACTTAAGAATGTAGCTTTAGACTTCGCAGAGTCGCAGCTTAAGAAGCTCATGGAGGGAGCAGAGCGCCAAGCATTAACTCACGATGGGGAGATAGTAACTATTAAGGATGCACCTAACACAAGCGCTATAATCTTTTACCTTAAGACTCAAGGCAAGGGCAGAGGGTACATAGAGAGGCAAGAGCTGAGCACTGAGATAAAGAGTATTAACATTACTATAGATGGAACTAACATTTAAAGAATACAAATTAAGAAGCCAGCTCTTTGCAGGAGCGGTATCTGATATAA